CCTGAGGGCTGGACCGCAGAGGTTGACGAGTTCGGTGGTCCTCGTGGCGGTGCCGATAAGCGTGGCCCCGGCTGGGTGACGCATCCCAAGGAGACCCGCAAGATCCACTCGTACTGGACCACTCCCGGCCAGCCCGGTTACGCCAAGATCGGATGGGGAACTCCTGGTGATTTCAACCGCTGCAAGCGTCAACTAGCCAAGTACATTGGTCCGCTTTACCTGAACCGGACCTGTGCGGAGTGGCACCATGATGCTCTCGGTTACTGGCCTTCCACACATGCCAAGAAACTCAAGGGCAAGCACTCGCTGGAGATGCTGGAAGACTGTGGTTGCAGCGTCAACCTGGTTGCTTCTGCCGGTCCCAGTATTCTGGAGCAGGCTTGGTTCGAGGACCCGCAGTTGGAGGCACCCACGCCTCTGACTGTCAGTGACGACGGTCGGGTCGTGGGCCACCTGGCGACCTGGGGTGTCTGTCACATCGGAATCAGTGGAACCTGTACGACTCCACCGCATTCCAAGACCAATTACGCTCTGTTCCGTACCGGGGTGGTTCACACCAACGAGGGCATTGTGCCAGTTGGTCAGATCACGCTGGGTACCGGTCATGCGGATCTGCGGGGCCATCGTCTGGCAACCCAGATGCACTACGACAACACCGGAACGGCGGTGGCAGATGTTGCCTGTGGTGAGGATGAGCATGGTATCTGGGTGGCCGGGGCGGTCCGGGGCAACCTTGAGGAAGACCGGCTTCATGCTCTGCGAGCCGGTGCGCTTTCGGGTGACTGGCGTTCGGTCGGGGGGAATCTGGAACTGGTGGCGGCACTTGTGGTCAACACCCCAGGATTCCCGATTCCCAGAATCGGACTGGCTGCCAGCGCCGGGGAGCAGACTGCACTGGTGGCCAGCGGGATAGTCACTCTGCGGGCTCCCAGCCTGGATGTTCGCCAGGCGGTGCGGGAGGCACTGGATGAGATCGAGGGTGCCAAGCGACGCGAGGAGCGTGTCCTGGCCCTGATGAGCACTGTTCGTGAGGCCAGGGTTGGTAGGGTGCTGACATTCGCTGGGGAAGGGGGGCAGTAGCCACGGGCTGTGGATGCGGCAAGAACAAGATCAAGTTCATTTACGTCAAGCAGGATGGTACCGAGCAGGAAGTTGCTACTCGGCACCAGGCGCTTGCTCTGATCCGCCAGAACGGTGGTGGCACCTGGCGTCAGGAAGCCAGGAAATAGGCTCTGCTGGAGGCTACTATGCCGCGCCCGGCACACCAGCAGAGAACTGGAAGTCGGAGATCATCCCCCTGTCACCCGGCTTCCGCCAACCGGCCCGCGTCCTCCCAGCCACGGGTCGGTTGGTTCTTTTCTGGGCCGATGGTATGGTTCGGCCCGAACGCGGTCATATGACGTGATGCTGTGACCGGCCTCCGTGACGGAGGGTGTCTTCTCAGACTGCCCTTGTCCGCACCGGAGGATTCCGATGAAGCAGTTCGACCTTCCCGATGGTGGCCTTGAGGGCCTGTCGTCAGAGGAACTTTCCAGCCTTCTAGACAAGGCATTGGACGCGTTCAACTCACTCGGGATCACCAAGGACTCCGACCCTGACGATGCGACTCTGGCCGAAGGTGAGCGGATTGCTCCGCTGATCACCCAGATCCAGGTGGCGCAGACAGCCAGGTCGGAAGCAGCGACGGCTCGCAAGGACCGTGCGCTCAGCCTTCTCGACCGGGTGCAGCCAGAAGCCGAGCCTGAGCCGGAAGCGGTAGAGGCTGAGGTTCTTGAGGGCGAGGTTGTGGTCGAGGAACTGGAACCTGTGGCCGCTTCGGTGAAGCCGAACCCGGTACGCAAGGCAGCCGGTCGCGGGGTGGAGATCAAGGCTCCGAAGCCGGACCGGGTGGCGGTGCTCACTGCTGCTGCCGATGTTCCCGGTTACTCTAATGGCCAGGGTCTGGATGACCTGAACTCCGTCAGTGAGGCGATGATCGCCCGGATGCGCGGTATCCCGCAGCGGAACCTGGGCAAGATGCGTCACCGCTACGGTGTGGCTGTTATTCGCAAGGACGGCTTCGGGGATCTGACTCAGGCCAATTTCGCCAATGACGACATGGCGCTGGTTTACGCCGCAACTAAGGAGACCCGCCTTCCTGGCGGTTCCCTCGTTGCTGCCGGTGGTTGGTGTGCTCCTTCCGAAACGCTGTATGACTTGTGCGCGGTGGAAGCCGTTGACGGAATCGTCAGCATCCCCGAGTTCCAGGTGAACCGGGGCGGTATTCGCTTCACCGAAGGGCCGGACTTCAGCACGATCTACGCAGCCTGTGGTTTCCAGCAGACGGAGGCACAGGCAATCGCGGGTGACTGCAAGGAATGTTGTGAGCCCACGTGCCCGACGTTCAGCGAGATCCGGCTGGATGTTATCGGTATCTGCATCAAGGCTCCGATCCTCACGAACGCGGCCTACCCGGAACTGGTGCGCCGGTACATCGAGGGCGCTCTGGTCGCTCACCAGCACAAGGTCAACGCTTACCTGCTGAGCGTCATGGCTGCGGCTGCCGGTACTCCGATCACTGCTCCGTACGTGAACCACGGTTCCACGATTCTTACCCTCAATGCGCTTGAGGTGCAGGCTGCGGCCATTCGGCAGAAGTACCGGATGCGGCAGGACGCCAGTATGGAGGTAATCGCTCCGGTCTGGCTCAAGCACTTCATTCGCATCGACCTGACAGCAAGGACAGGTGTGGAGTGGATCGGTGATCCGGTTTCCGACGCTCAGATCAACAGTTGGTTCTCGTCTCGTCACATGAGTGTGCAGTGGGTCTATGACTGGCAGGAAATGGTGATCACGGGCAGCACCCCGACGCTGCCGACCAACGTGACCGTGCTGATGTACCCGGCTGGAACCTGGGGCAAGGGCACGACCGACGTGATCAACATGGACGCGGTCTATGACAGCGTGGGCCTCGAAGCGAACACCTATACGGCCCTGTTCGTGGAGGAGGGCATCCTCGCGGTGCAGAAGTGTACCGAGACTGTGGCTGTCACTCTGCCGGTCTGCAGCAGCGGTCGCACTGGCGCAGCCGATCTCGACAACTGCTTCGGTGTGGTAGCCCCCTGACAGTCTCCGAGGGGCCGGTCTCGGTGTGGACCTAACCGGCCCCTCGGAACCCTAGAAGGGAGGTGAGGTCCATGCCGATAACGGGAACTCCTCGCACCTACCTGACCGTCAGCCCACCTCCGAAGGTGACCGGTGGTCTGCTGGCCTGGGCGAATGTCGTCAGTCCGTCCGATCCGCACATGGTTCTGGGTGGCGAGTACTTGACGATCATGTGCCAGGAGGCTGGTATCTGGGCTGATCTCTGTACCCCGGCACCGGCCACTCCCTGCAATCCAACCGGCAGCACGGTCACGAAGAACTTTGATGAACCGGAACTGATCGTTGGTGACCCGATCGTGGTGTACGCCGGGGTGAAGTGTCATTCGTTCACTTCAGCGCAGCAGAACGAGAATCTGGCCAACGCTCGGATGGTGCTGGAGTACACCGAGGATCGGGTGATGGAGCAGCAACTGCTGCAGACAGCCCTGACATACGGTACTGACCTGGGTGCCGGTCCGTTCGGCGTGAACAAGGCGATGGGTTTGCTGGAGCAGTGGTTGGACCTGGAGTACGCGGGTCAGGGTTTGATCCACATGAGTCGTCAGGCTGCCACCGAAGCGCAGTCGATGCACTTGCTGGAAGCGGATCTGGACGGCAGGCTGCGGACCATCAATGGCACCCCGGTGGTCAATGGGCGTGGTTACTACACCGGGACTTTCCCGGCGATCGACGGCATGAAGATGTTCGCTACCGGTCAGGTGACTCTGATCAAGGGCAAGGTTGTCACCCAGGCGGTGGACGAGATGATCGTGGACACCGCAACCTGCTACCCGCCCAGGGCACTGGCTGAGCGGGTTTGGACGCAACTTGTCGAGTGCGGTATCGGGTACACCACAACCATGCATGCGACGGTGACCTGATGGCTGTGAATCGGAACGAAGTGGTGGTCACCGAGACTGGCAAGGACGTGGCCAGCGTGCTGCTCGGCATTGCGGATCTGCAGGGCTACACGGTGCATCACGTGCGTAGCCAGGAACGTGGTTTCGCGGTGCCGGAGAGCGTTGCTAGGGCGTATCTGGCTGGGGGGGTTACCCAACCTACCCCCCCGGCTTTTGAGGCCCTTGTGGGTGCCCCCACCACTCCGCAAATGGCATCTCAGGGCAATGCCACACCGGCACCCCAGACCACAGGCTGGACCCCTGAGCGCAGGGCCAGGCAAGCAGCACTGATGCGAGAACAACACCAGCGTCGCAAGGAAGCGGCCCTCAAGGAGGCTGACAATGGTTAGTTCGTTTCCCCTCGTTCGCGGGCGGAAGATGCGTGTTACTAGCCTTGACGGCTGCTACAACTTCCACGGTTCAGCAGTACCGGGAACAGACGGTTTCGTCAGTGAGACGAATGTCTCTACCGGTTTCGTCAGCGTGGCTTTCACCGCCAACGTCACCGAGCCGGAAGAACTGACTGTCGTCAATGCCAACGGTCAGACCTGTGTGCGGGACAGCGGCTGCCCTGAGTTCAACGGCTACACGCTTGAGATCACGTTCTGTGAAGTGAGCCCCTGCCTGTTTGCGATGCTCACCGGTCAGGACGTTGTAGAGAACGCGCTTGGTGAGCCCATCGGGTTCACGATGAACTCCAAGGTTTCCGTTTGCGGCCTGTCCGGGTTTGCTCTGGAACTGTGGTCCGGTGTTCCTGGCGTGGCTTGTGGTTCTGGTGGCGAGGGCTCGTTCGGTTACCTGCTTCTACCAGCGGTGCGTCCTGGCATCATCGGAGACTTCACCATCGAGAACGCAGCGGTGTCGTTCGTCGTGCAGAACGCCATTACCCAGGACGGCAACAACTGGGGGATCGGTCCTTCCACCTTCCTGCCGCTGAACGACATCACGGGTGCTCCGCGACCGGTTCAGATGCTTGACCCCAACGACCACCTGTTTGTGGCGTATACGAACGTGGCTCCGCCAGCCGACACCGATGGCTGCGTTCCGCTGGACCACATCGAGTTCCTTGCCACCAGGGGTATCGCTGGTAGTCCTGGCACCTGGACTCCTGTCGGAGGTACTCCTCCTGCGAACGCTGCGGATGCCACTGCCAAGGGCATAACCGCTCAGCCGACTACGCTGTGGACTCCTGGTCAGTACGTGCAGGGTCTCACCGACGGCGCTCCGGGTGAGATGTACTGGAACGGCACCGCCTGGGGTGCTGGTCGGGCTCGCGTGCCTGCGACTGGTGCTACTGCCGGATCGCCCGGTGTCTGGACTCCTGCTGGTAGCCAGCCGCCCGCGAATGCGACAGCGGCTGGAATCGCTGGAATCGTCGCAACGCCCAACACGGCTTGGACTACGGGTCAGTACGTCCAGGGCAGCACGCTTGGTGCTGCTGGACAGATGTACTGGAGCGGTTCCACCTGGATCGGTGGTGGCCCGGCAGCCCTTGCAGCAGACGGTGCTGGGAGAGCCAAGAAGTAGGCTGTAGTCCATGAGCGACTGCCTGAGCCAGTACCCGGCTGATGTCTCCTGCTGTTCGGACTGGAACGACCACACCGAGTATGTGCAGTGCCGTGCGCTGGTCCTGGCATGGGACACCATGCGTCTGCTGTCAGGTGGCAGGGTTGGTCACTGTCGTACCACGATGCGGCCCTGCCTGTCCGAAGATGCTTGTGATGCGTGCTGGGAGGGGCCGAGGATCTGGGATGGTTGCTGGCGCAACATGGCCTGTGGCGGTCCCCGCTGCTCCTGCACCCACCTGTACGAGATCATCTTCCCCGGCGCAGTTGCCGAGGTCTGTGCGGTGTCCATAGACGGCAAGATCACTAATCCGAATATCTGGCGGCTGGACAATAAGCAGCGACTGGTACGTGTGGATGGTGGACCTTGGCCCTCCTGTCAGGACATGAACGCGGACTGCGACAAGCCCGGTTCGGTGTGCGTCGAGTACATCCCCGGCATCAGGCTGGACACGGCAGGGAGTTTCGCGGCAGGGATACTGGCATGCGAGTTCGCCAAGGCGTGCGATGGAGTGGGCGGGAAGTGCCGTCTGCCGAGCGGTGTGACGAGCCTGGTCCGGCAGGGCGTGTCGATGACGTTCAACGAGGGCCTGTTTGCCAACGGTCAGACCGGTATTCGTGAGGTGGACTCCTATATCCGCAGCATCAATCCGTACGGCTTGGTCATTCCTCCGAAGGTGTGGTCGGTGGACCTGGAACCGGCTGGCCATCGGTATCCGGCGTGAACACCCAGACCGTCAGTGCCATTCTGGACGAACTGACCAGGTGTGTTTGCCGGAACCTGGAAGGCCAGGGAGCCGGTCCCACCTGTTGGTGCGGAATGATCGTTTCCGGTGACGGAGCCACTTGGGACTTCTGTGGCGAGTGCGCCGGGGACACCTGTGGCATGGGCTACGTGCGTCTAGTGAGCATCTTTCCCTACACGACCTTTCCGCAGCCGACTCCTGGCGTGTGTGCTTCTGAGATGGGACTCACGCTTGAGGTGGGAGCCCTGCGCTGCTTGCCCATTGCTGATGAGTCAGGTCTTCCGCCGAGCCCCGAGGAGATCGAGGAATCGACGCTGGGCGTTATTGCTGACATGCATGCATTGCAACAGGCGATCATGTGCTGTGACCTTCCAGGTGATCCGCTGGTCGAGATCGGGACCTGGATGGCTCAGGGACCTCGTGGTGGCTGCGTCGGAGGTGCCTGGACGGTCCAGGTATCGGACGTGTGATATGGCAGTTCCCAAGAACATCCAAGTTGTGCCTGTCATCTCTGACACGCTGATCCTCAGAGCACTGCACTTTCCGGGCAAGCCTCTATTCAGGTGGCGGGACAACTTTGCCAAGGATGTCCATCGCATTGCGAAGCATCATGCACCGGTTGGCCATGAGATCAATGCCCTCCATCGTGGTGGGATTACCGGTACCTACAAGGCCGGTTTGACCTGGAATCGACGTGGAAGCCGTGGTCACGTGTCGGTTGCTCGAATAGAGGCAAACGCTCCTCACTCCAGATATGTGGAGAACGGACGCAATCCGAGTTACGAACCACAGTTCTTCTCTTGGAGCGGGTACGCCCGGATGTATGCCGGAAAGAAGGCTTTTCCGCCGGGTGACCCTGCTGGGCCGTACTGGACCGGAAGCAGGCGTAGCACGATCCCTGGTTGGGGTTGGGACCAGTACACACGTAAATGGAAGCGACCTAACCGTTGGGCTCGTGGCTTGGACATGACCGGTATGCGTCGAGGCACTCACAACCTGGAACGTGCTTTTTCCACCGTGGTTCTGGAGCGGGGCATAGGCGCGAAGGTCACTCCAGTGGCAAGATGACCTCCTAGGAGGTCCACATTGAAAGAGTTCGTCACTGCTGCCAAGACCGCAGAGTCTGCCATTGAGAACGCGGAGCCCATCAAGTTCAAGATTGATGACCGGGAACTGACTGCCTATCCACCCAAAGATGGCCAGGTCATGCTGTTCATGGCAGCCATCGGAGAGGGCGCTTCGCCTATAAACGGCGTAGTCGGCATCATCGATCTGCTCGATGGCATCTTCGAGGAAGACGACAAGTCCTACTACCGTGGCCGGTTGATGGATCGCAAGGACCCGTTCGGCATCAAGGACGTAGAGCAGATCATGGAGTACCTGCTGGAGGAGTGGTCCGCCCGCCCTACCACGTCGCCGTCAGGCTCTATGGCCTCGCCTCCGCGCACTGGCCCGAACTCGACGGCGAAGCGACGCTCCGTGGCTGCGACCTCACCAGGCTAAAGCCTGACCGGTTCTGCAACGTGGTCTACTCCTGGTGCATACGCCGGGTGGAGGACCGGGAGAAGTTCGACCATATGTTGACCAGGCCACCTCCAGGTATGGTCAATGCTGTGACTCCGAGCATGATCGCTGACGAGATGAGCGCCTTCAGCGCCTTCGCTGGCAAGGTTCGGAGCGGTTGATGGCTGACAGCATTGGGACTCTCTACGTCAACGTCAGGGCCGATACCAAGGGCCTGAAGAAGGAGATCACCTCTGCTGCTGCTCTGGCCGGTCGCGAGTCCGGTCAGGACTTCATCGAGAACTTTAACGAAAAGATTCAGAAGAGCACGGCGAAGACCAACTACTTCGCGTCCATACAGGCGCAAGCCAAGAAGCAGTTCGCCAACATGGGCGAAGAGTTCCAGGAGGCTCTTCGCAAGGGCGGCACTGTCAACATCAACATCAATCCGGCCTCAACCGGAAGGTTCATCAAGAAACTTGAGCGTGATTTCAAGGGTGTCAGTACGAACGTCGAAGCAGACCTGGTCAACGCCTTTGAGGAGGCGTACAACGAGCAGGTTCGTCTGGCCAAGAAGGCACTGGACCAGCAAGAACGTGACCGTCTGGCTTCCGAGAAGAAGATCCAGCAGTTGCACCTCAAGGCTCTTGTCGAGAATCTGAAGTTCGACCAGCGCCTTGCAGAGAAGCGACTGCAACTGGCCAAGACCCATGAGGATTACCTGCTACGTCTGCGTCTTACTTCGCAGAAGGCGTTCCAGCAACAACTTGAGCGGGATCATGCTCAGGCGTTGCGGATGGCTCGGGAACTGGCTCGGGAGCAGAAATTCAAGGTTACTGTCGAGGTTGACCGATCTGCTCTGAGGGGCCTTGCTAAGGCACTTGATAGCCTCTCTCGTAGATTTGCCGCCAGGGAGCGCCCAGGTACCTCCTTCTTTGGTCAGATCAAGAAAGACATAGTTGAGGCAGCCAGAGCGGTTGGCAGGCTCGGTGACAGGCTTAGGCGTATCGGGGCTATCCGAATCTCGATTGATCTAGATCAGACCTGGGTAAGAAAAGTCGGCAACCTGGTCGAGAGACTTCGCGTCCTTCGCAGGGCGATTGCTGACATCAAAGTCACGACCATCTTCACCAAGGTCACACGTGCGTTCAAAGAACTTGGTGTGGTCATTGCGGCGGTGGCTGTCAGTGTCAGGGCGTTGGCGCGGGTGCTTCCTGGCATTGTCGCCAGAGGTGTTGTCACACAGATCAGAAGGCTGGGGGATGCGTTCAGAAGGCTTGGCCTGGAGATCTACGGGCTTATCCTGAACATTGAGCGCCTTGTCACTGTCTGGCTACCACGACTGGCCAGGGCGCTCGGGGGATTCGTTATTCGGGCGTTCAGAAAACTCGGTGACGCGATCCTGTTCGTGGACAGGATGATCGCCAAACTGATCGTTTCGATCAAGAACCTGGTCAAGACACTGGCTGTCGCTGTCGGTCGTGGCATCATTCGTGGCTTGCGACGCCTGGGTCACGAGATAAGCATCATCGTGCAGCGGATCTCGAATATCAGGATTCGGATTATCCCCACCCTGGTGATGACTGCGTTTGAGGCAGTTCGGGACTTCATCAGGAACGTTGTCGAGAAGTTGCACCAGATCAGGGTGACGATCAACGTCAGTGCGATCATGGCAGGGCTCAGGCGTGTCGGCAGAGCACTTACCAATCTTGCTGATCGTGCCCACAAGATCAAGATCCAGGTTGACGTTGATGCTGCTGCTGCTCGGCTGAGAAGTTTCGGTACTTCACTCAGAAACCTGGTGCGTCGGCCCCACAAGATCACGATCAACGTCGACATCGACAAGGGCATGGCGAATCTGCGTCGATTCAATACTGCTGTGCTCGGTGGAATGGACAGGTTTGCAAGGGCACTTCGCCAGATGGGTGGACGCAACGCCTTCATCAACGTTCTGACGAACAGCCTGGCCTTGTTCATCGACATTGGTCGCCTGGCAGCCAAGGTCGCCCTGATAGTGGCCGATGGGATTCAGACGCTTGCCAAGAACTTCCAGTTGGCCACGGTCAACAGTGGCAAGTTCGTGCAGATTGCGGCAAACGTCGGTGTGGCGCTGTCCGAACTTGCTGCGACAGGTGTGGGTCTGGTCGCAATCGTCTTGGCGATCGCTGCAGCGATGGCTGCCTTTGCGATGATCATAGGTCCGTTGGTTGCTCTAATTTCAGGTCTGGTCGGGATCGTTACCTTGCTGGTGAGTGTCCTGGCTCAGGCTGCTGCTGGTCTGGCAGTTCTGGGACCGGCGCTGCTTTCCGTTGGCGCAGGCATCGGCGCAATCGTTCTGGGAGCCAAGGGTGCGATTGGAGCCATAGGCAAGTTCTCGGCTGCGATGAACATCGCCGATCCGAAGGAACGTGCCAAGGCGCTCAAGGAATACCGTGATGGTCTCAAGAGCCTGGCACCTGCCGCTGCAGAAGCGGTACGGGCTTTTGAGCCGTTGGTCACTCAGTTCGATCAGATCAGGGCGAATGTTGAGCAGCGCCTATTCGAGCCGCTAGTTGGCAGTATCGGCAAATTACAGCCGATCTTGAAAGTAGTCGGTGACGGCCTAGAGCGACTGGCTGCAGCAGGCGGTCGGTTTATCTCAAACTTCATCGAGAAGATGAGTGTTCCTAGAAGCCTGAAACTGCTTGACGACATTCTGAAGTCGTTTGCTACTCAGTTTGAGAACCTTGGCAACGCTGCTGGCAGTTTCTTCATCGGTCTGTTGAACGTCATCAACGCGTTGAATCCTGTGGCCGAACTGTTCAGTCAGCACATCAAAACTATTGGTGAAAACTTCGCTGAGTGGACTGCTAAGCCTGAGAACCAGAAGACGATGACCGACTTCTTCACAAAGGCGTACGACATCTTGGTCAAGGTCGGGACCATCGTCTGGAACTTGGTGCAGGCGTTCGGAGCGGTACTGGGTGCTGGTACCGAAAGTGGCGAAGGTTTACTTGATGTGTTCGTTCGGTTGAGTGAGAAGTTCCTGGAATGGGCTGAATCTCCAGAAGGGCAGACCCAACTGAAAGAGTGGTTCACTTTCGCCAAGGACCTGGCGATACAACTGCTGGGTCTTTTCTTGAAATTGATGCAGGCGTTCAAGGACTTGGACACTCCAGAGAATCGTGAGACTCTTCTCAAGATCATCAATTTGATTGGTGCCATAGTCGACGGGATCAGAATTGCCCTGCCTTGGATTACAGCATTCGGCAAGTTCCTGTGGTGGGCAGCCACGCTTCCTTACAAACCTTTCAAGGCTCTTTACGACATTATCTATTGGATAATCGACCTGATTCCCGATGTGGCTTCCGATATAAAGCAGGCAATAACTGAGAATCCGCTGTTTGGTCGGCTCTTCCGGAGTTTTACTGGTGGTGGCGGTCAAGCCAAAGGTGGAATCATATCCGAGCCGAGACGGGTGCTGGTCGGAGAGGCTGGTCCTGAGGCGATAATACCGTTGACTCGCCCGTTGGCTTTAGTTGATCCATCGGTACGTGACATGGCTGCATTGATTCGGGGTAAGCGATTGCCTCAAGGGCAGACCACCGCACCGGGCATGAGCAAGGTGTTCAACAATGAGATCAATGTGTACACCACTGGTACCGATCCGAGAGCGGTAGCGGAGCAGGTCGTGAATCGTGCCGCAGCGATGGCCTCTTAGGAGGGCGTGATGTATCTGGGATACGCCCGTCTGGGAGCAACAGAGTTGGCGAACAGCAGCAGACAACATGCCTACGCGGCTGCTGACGGTGTGACCTGGTTGACCGAGTGCGAGTGGTGCGAGTCGCTGGAGGCATTGCTGCCTCGTGGTTTGGATGGACAGTCCGGTACTGCATCCAAGGCTTACGTGGGCGTCAAGGCCGATCCGGCACCGTGGTACTCCGCAACCAATCCTGACTCCGAAGGTTTCTACGGTTTTTCGCTGCTGGACCTTACGGGCATGGAGAACAGCACTCGTACCGTGACCATGACTAGTTCGATCATTGGTGGTGGATCAGCCGGGAAGGCTTACTACAAGCATCGTGAGATGGTTGCCAAGTTGCTTCTGGCTGCTGAGGACGAGTGTTCGTTGTCCTACGGCTATGACTGGATGAAGACGAAACTGAACGCTGCTCAGACTGGTGTGTGTGCTGGAGTGGAGTTCTTCTACTACACCTGTTGTCCCTGCCTGTGCGATCCAGATGTGACCCAGTTGGAAGTGGATTGCCTGGTCGAGTGCATTGATCCTTACTTCCGCAAACTCAAAGGTGTGATTGTTACCGGGGGACCGAGCATCCTCAAGCGTCATAGCGGCTTGTCGTGTGGTGCTGCAATGACAGTGGAATTGAACTTGGCTGCTGGTGATCCTGGTATTTTTCCTGGCAAGAGTGTGGTGTTGCTCTCAGCCGATGTCATGAGTGGAGACGTGTACCAGGACAGTGTCGTTGCACCGGTCCTTTTGGGTGATCCGTTTCGCCCAGACTTGGTACCGGTTGAGTTATTTGATAATTCGTACAAGGAACCGGTTCCCACTCAGTGGATGCGCACTTTGCTGCCGGTGGACATCGAGCCACTGGAGGAAGGTCCATTCGTGCCTACGCTGCTCATGACTGCTGAGCATGGGGATGTCGCTGGTGTACGAGTTGGACTGCAGAGAGCGGATGAGGTGCTTGGTTCTTGGTTCGTTCGACGTATTCCTGACGGTGGCACGGTGGTTCTTGAGCCGGTCACTGGCACGGTCGAAGTCGAGTATCAGGGCATTACCAGCACTCGGCAAGACATTGTCATCGGTGGAGATGGTGGTCCTCCGATGTGGACTCTTCCCCTGGACCGGACTGATCTGCAGGTTGTGGTGGATCGCGCTGACGGTGCTCCGGTGCAGGTGGATCTGTTAGCCAGTACGGTGTGGCGCTGATGGCTGAACTTGGATGTGGAACCAACAGGGCTTATGCCTACAAGTTCCCTGGTACGACCCTGGAGGGCGAGTTTGCGAACGCTTCCGATATTCGGTGGACCCGGATTCGAGATGATATCAGCACTGCTCAGGTGACTGTATCCACTTCTGAATGCTGTGGGTTGCTGAGCACTATTCGTTGTGGAGAGCATGAATTACGTATTATTCGTAACAACGATACAGCGCGTCCGGTCTGGGAAGGTCCAATTACCAGAATCGAGTTTGGCAGGGACACTACAACCATCTACGCGCAGGACATGTTGTGGTGGATGCACAAGAAGGTAATGGACTCTTTCGAGGATTACAGGCATCCGAATCCTGCTGGGATAGTTCCACAGGTTATGTGGACACAGTTGGCATATTGGGGATACGGGTACGACGTTGCTGGGAATCCTGATCGTTATCGCATGAAGGGCAGGGTTCACTGGGTCAAAGGACCTAAAGAGCCTAAGACCAGCAGGTACGTTGAGCAGTTTCAGGTGACTGTCTGGGAGTACATAGACTCTTATGCTGAGGACTATGGTGCGGACTACTCGACAGTTGGTCGGGACATCTACATTTTTGACACGCACCTGCGTTGGAAGATACTGCCGACTCTTACCGCAGCGGTTCTTGGCGGATGGCCGAACGTGACCGAGTACGGCAGTGAAATGGCTAACAGGGTCTGGTTCAGCAACTCTGTCGGATTCTATGGATATGCTGAAAAATATCCGTGTCCTCCAGGCAACGCCAAGGACATACCAATCGAGATGCTCGTTACTTCGACATCGGAGAACGCTGGGCAGATGCCGCCCTATGGTTCTGCAGCATGGAACAGGTTGAAAGCGGAGTTCAATGAAACTGCGGCGCGCAACCTGGCTGGCAGGTGTCCTGCTCCCACACGAATCTGGTTACCTTCTGGAACTGTTCTGTTACCGAAAGCACCTGTGGACATAAAAGACCTGATACCGGGTGCCTGGACTTTGCTTTCTACTGACCAGATGTGTCGAAAGGTGACGCAGTGGCAGAAGTTGGACCGAGTGGAAGTTTCAGAGACTCCAAGTACTGGAGAGGAAGTAAGGATTACTCTTGGTACTGCTCCCGATAATCCGGTGGCTCCGATATGAACCCTGAAGATTCTCTGGTTGAGTGGATGCGGGATGTCCAAACCCGTTTGGTCAGAGTGGAGCATCGGCGAGAAATTGCTGGTCCGAGTGCTTATGGAATCACCACTTACAACCCTGGCGATCTGATAACGGTGGCCACAGTTGAGGCTGTGCGGGAGAACGGTGACCATAACGCGGTTTACATGACCCTAGAAGATGATCGTATGTGGAGATGGAACGGAGCCGAGTGGACTGACAGGGACGAAGACGACGAGGTATTGACACTTGCCAAGTTCAGGAGAAGGCGCTGATCGGATAGTCTGAACCTGCCCGGAGTCCACCGCTCGCAGAGTGTCCGGGGCTGGATGGGAGGTGGATGTGCCGCAGATCTGGCCAGCACCTCCACAACCCACACATCCTATCGTGTTGCCTCCTCCTACCGGGGTACTAGCAAGCGGATGTGGTGATGTTGTCGGCTGGTACGGCGCGACTGGTCCTCCTGGTCCTAGCGGTCCTCCTGGTCCAACTGGTCCGCCTGGCGCGGGCATGGATATCGACGGTGCGGTCACCGGTCCAGCCGATCTGCCCACCGCCTGTCAAGACGGCGACTCCTACATCACCAGCAGCGACGGTCATCTGTGGGTGTGCCAAGCGGGAACCTGGGTGGATGTCGGTCGAGTGGTCGGCCCAACAGGTCCCACCGGTCCCCTGGGTCCAACCGGCAGCACCGGAGCCACCGGCATCCGAGGAACCACAGGACCAACCGGAGCCGCTGGCCAGGTAGGGGAGATCGTCGGCTGGTTCGGTTCGTACCACGACCCGGCTGACCTAGGCTTGCACATGGACGGCAGGATTCCTGCCAACTGGGAGGGACCGGGCAAACCCCCAGCAACCACTCAGTTCAGTGTCGGGATGTACCTGCTCTACCAGCCCCACGTTCCACAGGACGGCACTGGAGTACCGAACACCGGCGATCCGGAGTGGGGTGACCTCTGGACCTGGCCGCAGACCGCTGGTGGCCCGCTCACATCGTGGATCAACGTCGGCAAACTGGCTGGTCCTCCCGGTCCCCCCGGACCGCTTGGTCCCACTGGCCCCCGAGGCCCGAGAGGTTTCACCGGACCCCTTGGGCCGAAGGGTGACCCTGGTCCTACCGGTCCGCGTGGTCAGCAGGGTGTCTCGGGTGCGCTTGGTCCCATTGGGCCGACAGGGCCGCAAGGCGTTCAAGGTATCCAGGGTGCCAGTGGGCAGACCGGTCCAACTGGCCCCGCCGGGACTGGTGCTACAGGGCAGCCGGGTGCTACGGGTGTGGGTCTCATTGGTCCCACCGGGCCGACGGGGCGTACGGGGGCCACGGGTCCGCAAGGCGTGGTCGGTCCCACCGGGAGCATGGGGCCAACAGGGACACAGGGACCCCTTGGTCCTTCAGGTCCGCAGGGCATCCAGGGCACACCAGGAACTGTCGGCACCATCATCGCCGAGTTCGGTGTTATCCAGACCCCGCTGACGCTGCCTCCTGGTGGCTGGATTCCTGCCAACTGGGATGGCGCTGGAAGACCGGCCACTGGTTATCAAGTTCTGGACGGCGAGTTCCTGATCTACGAGCCTCGGGTCAGTGGCGTCCCCGATCCGAACCATCCGCAGTACGGCGAACTCTGGGGCTGGAGCACCGACTCCTTCTCCTGGTACTCGGTCGGCAAGATCGCTGGACCAATGGGACCGACCGGACCTCAGGGTGTCCAGGGTCCTCGTGGTTTGCGGGGTGCTACGGGACCAGGGGGTCCAAGAGGCGCAACCGGTCCTCCCGGTCCTCTTGGCCCCACAGGTCCACTGGGTCCCACAGGTGTGCAGGGTGTTCCGGGGAACGTGGGTCGGATTGTTGGCTCGTTCCAGACCCACCCGGTGAACCAGTTGCCGCTGAACGGATACTTCCCATCGAACTGGGAACCGCTGAACCTTGAGGCACCCAACGATTATCAGGCACTCAACGGCGAGAACGTAATCCACGAACCGAACGCGGACAAACTGGACCCGGCGTACGGCGACCTGTACATGTACGACCGGCCTAACTTCCAGTGGATTCTGGTCGGCAACATCGCGGGGGAGAGCAGCACCGGAGCGCAGTGGATCGACCAGTTGCTCGACGTAGACACCACGCGGGTGACTCCCATCCCAGGACAGGCCCTTGTCTGGTCTACGGGGCTGGCTACTGGTGTCACCGGTTCTGTCGGTACCTGGATTCCCGGCTACGTCGCGGTCACCGCTTCACCCCCTGAGGTTGCTGTCGGTCCGGTTGATCCTGGCCTGCCCACTGGTGCCCCCTTCTACGACCGGATGTGGGTGGACACCACCCAGCAGTCGCCACCGCTAGCCCTGACCACCTCAGAGGTGTACGTCGCTGACGGTCAGCCGTTGATCGTTGGCATGGACATTCTGTGGGCCGACACCACCCAGGTGGACGCAACCCCCGCTGAGTACGTCAAGCGTGAGGGCGACACCATGCAGGGCGACCTGCTGGGCTTCACGATGAACCCGCCGTTCCAGCGCAGCCTGGCACCCAAGGGCTACATCGACAGTCAACTATCTACCAAGAGCAATATCGGTCACGTCCACTCTGCAATGTCCTCCCACAAGGCCACCTACATCTGGAACTCCACTCTGGCTGCGGGCATCCTGGCTGACGGTGAGATCGCCGCCAACACCCCGTCGTTCGCCAACGCGACGTTCCTGTGGGTCAGCAAGACGAACAGCATCGGAACCATCACCCCGCAGTGGTGGCTGGGAATAGCGGTCAAGGACCAGATCCTGGTGGTGGACAACAATCTGGTTGCCAAGTTCGAGGGGCTGATCACCGGCCCTGCCATCGACAACGGCACGTATGTGACGATCCCGGTGATGGCCCTTCCCGGTTCAACGACGAACGTGCCACTGCCCGCCACTCCCACCACGCTGATGTGGGCTCCTTCGCAGCAACTGCCGTACCTGCCTACCGAGGGCGGCACCATGACCGGGGATGCCACGTTCACCGCTGGTGGTCAGCCCATCGTCCAGACCGCGACGAACAACAACACCGCATCGGACGATTCAATACTTCTCACCCAGGGTTTCAGCGGTACCAACCTGGCTGACCTTCGGGTGCTCAAGACCGGTGGTGTTGTCAGTGGCAATCCCGAGTCCACCGTTCAGTTGTGGCAGATGCAGGGTGGCTGGGGTTGGCAGCGGGTCTTTACCACGATGCTCAACAGTCCTCCGAAGGTGTACTTTGACGGGCCGATCAGTGCCCTGTCGGTGGAGGACCGCACCGCTTCGTACGCCTGGGAGGAGTGGGACGCGAGTGCGAACCTGAACCCGTTGTGGCATTCGGATGTGACCATCGGGCCGTGCAAGGTGTGGCGGAACAAGTACGCCGTGATGATCGACATGTGCCTGCGCCGGGACCGGGACACTAGCGGCACCTACCCGGAGAACATGTGGGACTTCGTGATCGCCAACGGCGTGCTGCCTGTGGGGTGGCGTCCAGGCTTCGACCTGTGGTCGACCGTGTACTCGGTGGAGCAGCGACGAACCGGTTCGATGTTTGAGATTCGCGTGACGAACAGCGGATCGGTGCAGGTGAACATGCTCGGCAGCACTACCGACTGGCAGGAACACACCAGGGTTCCGGTGTGCATCACGTACCCGAGGAGTGATGCCTGATGGTCGCTCCTACCGGGCTGCTCGGGGCTGTTCCCGGCTACGTTCAGGACGAACTCGGCAACTGGTACCAGGTTGTCGGTAGCCCAGGTCCGATGGGGCCTTCCGGTCCTACTGGTGCTGTCGGTCCAACCGGGCCGCTGAACACGAACATGGCGTTGGACGACCTGACCGATGTCAACACACCGGCTCCTCCCGATGGCAGCACCATCGTGTTCGACCAGTCAGTGCTGCCGTCAGGCATGTGGGTTGCGACGCCGATGCCCGGTGACGAGGTGTACGTCGAGCCCACCGCTCCTGCTGTGACGGGTTTCGACTATGCCTGGTTCGATCTCTCCGACACCGGTCCAGCCGGTCCTGGTTCCGCCCTGGTCCTCGATGACCTGCTCGACGTGGAAACCGTTCTGGTGCCACCGACTAACAAGCAGGTGTTGGCGTACGAAGGTCAGTCGCAGTTGTGGAAGCCAGCCGGTCCCTTCGTTCACCAGCGCACGGGTGGCGGGGTGACCATACGCGAGACCAGCGGAGGCCAGCAGCCCCAGATTGAGGACTTCGACGGCACCAACCCTCGGGACATCATTGACACGGTCAACGGGGACCTGAGGTACGCACCGTTCGGTGACTATCCGACGCTCGGTGCCTGGCAGAACTGCGTGATGAACACTGCTCTGGGTGGCAGCGTCGCACAGTGGCGGGACATCGGCGGGGCCGTTGCGGTGAAGTTCAATATCCAGACCGGGCAGGGTTACAGCAGTCTCGGGATGCCGGTCTTCACCCTCACCGGGGCACCGGCTCCGTACCAGAACGTCTGGTTCTACGGGCTGGACCACTACGCGGGTGGGACGAAGATCGAGTTCATCTGCTACGTCAACCTTCAGGTCCACCTGGTCGTGATTTCCGCTAGTCGGCATGTTGCCGGAACATTTGTCTACGCGAAGCCATGAGGAGGTGAGTGATGGCACAACCAGCGCAGTTCATGGGCAGCCTGCCAGTTTACGTTCGTGATTCTGGAACCGGGAACTGGTACGTGGTCGGTGGTGGCGGTCAGAGCGTTGACCCCAAGCCGATTGACTGGCTCACCGATGTCGACACCGTCACCAACCTGCCTTTGTTCAACCAAGCCCTCATCTGGGATGACACCGCCAAGCAGTGGGTGCCAGGTGGTCCGCACCTGAAGTTGTCCGGCGGGGCGATGGATGCCAACGCTGACATCATCCTCGGGGTGAACCCGCCGCCTGATCCGCTGAGCGCCACACCACGGGACTGGGTGGAGCAAGGGCTAGCGGGCAAGTCCGACATCAACCACAGTCACACTGGCGGTACCGCAGCCTTCCGGGACACGTACTACTGGACCTCGGCCACGAACCCAGCCACCTGGGTGGACACCGCCATCGGCATTGACACTCTCCGATTCGACTCTGCCACCAAGGTGTTCATCAGCAAGAAGAATGTGGACGGCACCCTGACCTCTGAGTGGTGGCTGATCGTCAATCCCAACGACCGCATCCTGATCGTTGACGAGCAGTTGAGCGCCAAGGGCGAGTACACGGTCACGGCATTGCCCATCGACCACGGCAATGTCATCGAGTTGGAGATAGCGATTCTGCCGGGTTGCACCGACAACACTCCGGTGGTCAACAGCCGCACCATCTTCGTGTACTTCCAGCAGCCGCTTCAGGGTGTGTACCTGCCGACTGTCGGTGGAACCATGACCGGGGACATCGACTTCGCTGATAACGGTGAGGGAGTTGTCCTTTCCAACAAGGCCAAGTTCTCCAAGGAGACCACCGGCACCACCACGATCCGTAAGGGCAACGACAACGGCCAGCCACAGATC